CTCTGGCTCGGCCTTTGCGTTGGTGGCCTGGCATGGATGGTCGGCGGTACGCGCGCAGGCATCGGCTGGGGCCTCGGCGTGACGATTGTCTGCGGCCTGCTTTGGTGGCTGGTTATGCGCAATTGGGGCGGCCCGCAATGAGCGATTTCGATTTCAAAGCCCTGCTCGGCACGGTTGCCCCGGCGCTTGCGACTGCCTTCGGCGGCCCGCTGGCAGGCATGGCGGCAAAGGCCGGATTGAGCGCTCTCGGTCTTGATCCGGAGCCAGGCAACGAGGAGGAGCAATTCGCCACGGCCATGGCCACGGCCACGCCGGCGGACATGCTCAAGCTCAAGCAGGCCGACCATCAGTTCAGGCTGGATATGGAGCAGATCGGCGTGGATCTGGAAAAGATTGCCGCAACCGACCGGGCGTCAGCCAGGCAACGAGAAATTCAAACCGGCGACAATGCCCCGAAGGTGCTGGCTGTAGTCGTCGTATCCGGCTTTTTCGCGACGCTGGGCAGCATCGCCTTCGTGGCAATCCCGGAAGCTGCACAGGCTCCGGTCAACATCCTTCTCGGCGCCCTGACCGCCATGCTCACACAGGTCGGCAATTATTATTTTGGTTCCAGCGCCGGCAGCGCCCGCAAGACGGAGATGCTGAAGGCGGGCGACAATGGCTGACGCCGTTGAACAGCGACTGGGCCGCATTGAAGCCAAGCTCGACAAACTGGCTGATGTCATGACGGAAATGGCGCGAATTGAAGAGCGCATGATGCATGAGCAGGAATCGCGCAAGCGCATGTGGAAATCCATCGAGGCATTGGCCCTGCGCCTGGACGCGGTTGAAAAAACAACAGAAGGAAACAGCTTTGTCACGCGCCGCGTCGAACGCTTCGCCTGGGCAGTCATCGTGGCTGGCGTCGGCCTGGGATTTTATCTGCTGCGCAGCGCTTTCTGATGAAGAAAGCATTAACCACGAAGGCACGAAGACACAAAGGAAAACATAAATCCCATTTCTTTTTGGTGCCTTGGTGCCTTAGTGGTGAGCCTCTTTCTTTCCCGATGGGTTCCTGATGGCGATGGACGAAGACCTGACCGCGTTCCTGAATACGTCGGATTTCACCGTGGATGCCGCCATCGGCGGCAATACCTACCCGTGCATTTTTGACAATGGTTATTTTGAGATCGCCATTGGCGAGGTGGGCGTGGAATCGAATCAGCCGACGGCATATATGCCCGATGTGGATGTGGCTGCAGCCTCCGTTGTCGAAGGCTCCACGGTGACTATCAACTCCGTGGCCTACAAGGTCGTCGGCATCAAACCGGATGGCACCGGCATGACCATCCTCGTACTGGAGGCCCCATGAAGAAAAAGCACACCTACCACCAAGACACAAAGGCACAAAGGAAAAATGAAGAAATTATCTTCTTGGTGTCTTGGTGCCTTCGTGGTGGAAGTTTCTAATGGCTGACCACGCGCGCAAGCAGATACGCGATGCGGTTGTCACCGCCCTGACCGGACTGACAACCACCGGCAGCCGGGTCTATGCCTCGCGGGTGTATCCGATGGGCAGCGCCAACCTGCCGGGCCTGTGCATTTACACGGTCGAAGAGGATATCGAGGAAGCCACCGGCCCGAGGCCGCGCACGCTGAGCCGCATCCTCGATGTTGCGATTGAAATCTATGCCAAAGACAACGCCGCGCTGGACGACACGATCGACAAGATATGCGCCGAGGTTGAAACGGCGCTCGGCAACACGAAGCCGGCCAGCGTCAAGGATCTGGTGCTGAGTTCCGCGAATACGAGATATGACGGCGAGGGCGATCAGCCGCATGGCGTCGCCCGCATGGTTTTTGATGCTTATTACCAGACAAAAGAAGACGCGCCGAACACCATCGTTTAAGGAGATTGACATGGAAAAAGAGAACGCAGTACCGAAGGGCCAGGTGAGGCTGTATCCGCCGGAAGGCGGCGGCGACATTCCAGTTCTGGCCCGCGAAGACCAGGCCGAGCGGTATTTCAGCAACGGCTGGACGAAAACAAAAAAGCGGGCGAAGCCTGCGAAAGAGGAGAATAAATCATGAGCCAATTTCATGGATCAGACGGCGTTGTAAAAATCGGCGCAGCCACCGTCGCAGAGGTCAAGAGCTTTTCGGTAGAGGAATCCGCCGAAACCTATGAGACAAATGCACCAACGATGAACGACCCGGCCCCGGCCAAGGCCTTCAAGGCCGGCGCTACATCATGGAACGGTTCGGTTGACTGTTTCTGGGATGACACGGACGCAACCGGCCAGGAGGCCCTCACCGTCGGCGCAGCTGTCACCGTGCATTTCATGCCGGAAGGCGACACGACCGGCGACAATGACATCAACGGCAGCGCCATTGTGACAGGCATCAGCAAGCAGGCAGCTCACGACGGCATCGTCGAGGCATCCTTCACGTTGCAGGGCTCCGGCGCACTGACGCACGGCGCGGCGGCTTAAATGGCTCCCCGTAAAGAGGAGCCGAGCGCCATCGCCAGGGCAAAGCAGCATTTTGTTGACCATGCGCCAAAGCCGTTTGATGTGCCTGAATGGGGCATCAAGATATTCCCTGTAAATGAAAGCATGGCGGATCGCGCCAAGCGCCATGCTTTCAACAAGAAAAAGGACTTTGACCAGGCTTCCTCCTTTGCTTACGCGGTAATTCTTCTGGCGCGAAAAGAGGATGGAACGCCTCATTTCGTGTCGGGGGACAGGCGCGCCCTTGTCTCCGATGTTGATCCCGATGTTCTTGAGCGGGTTTCGCTTGGATGCCTTGGGAAAACGGTCGAGGACGCTGAAAAAAACTGAGGGCGGACGAGGACCTTTTCTGCGTCTACGCCCTGGCTGATCGCTGGCAGGGACCTGTCGATGCGGTGATGCGGCTGTCCTCGTCCGAATTCAATTATCACATGGCATACCTGGCCATTCTGAAGGAGCGTTCGCGTGGGTCGAACCAGAACTAGCCTTGAAATCATCGGCCAGGATAAAACCGGGGCTGCCTTTGCGTCTGTAAACCGTGGTCTGCGCTCCCTAAACAATCGGGTTATCTCCGGGACCCGCGCCTTTGAGCGATACGCCGTAGTCGCTGGCGTTGCGGCCGCAGCTTTTTCGATACGCGAAGCTGCGGCTTTTGAGAAGAAGATGAAGGAAGTTTCCACGCTGCTGGATGACACCAGCGGCATGGATGTGATGACCGAGGCTGTCCGACAGCTCTCCATCCAGTTCGGCGAGATTCCCGTCGCACAGGCGCAGGCCACATACAATATCATCTCGGCCGGCGCTACGAGCACGGCCGAAGCCATGCAGCTTTTGCAGGCATCGAACAAGCTGGCTCTCGGTGGCGTCACCGATGTGGCCACGGCTGCCGACGGCCTGACTTCGGTCCTCGATGCTTATGGTGCCTCTGGTTTAACTGCCACAGATATCAGTGACAAACTCTTCGCGGCCATGCGAGCGGGCAAAACAACGATTGGTAAGATGGCCGCGGGCATTGGCTCCGTTTCAGGCCTTGCCAGCGAAGCAGGGGTTAGCCTGGATGATTTGCTGGCGGCCATGGCGACCGTAACTAAGGGCGGACAGAAAACATCGGTCGTGTTCCAGGGATTGCGGCAGGTGATTGCCAATGTGCTCCAGCCTTCCTCCGCGGCAGCCAAACTGGCGGAAGATCTGGAACTAAAGTTCAATGCTGAGGCATTGGCAGCCAAGGGCCTGGCCGGATTCCTGAAGGACGTTGCCGACAAGACCGGTGGCAGCACGGAGAAAATGGCCAAGCTGTTCGGCTCTGTAGAGGCTTTGGTTCCGGTCATGGTGTTGGCCGGAACCCGTGCCGATGTTTTTGCGAAGACTTTGAAAGACGTGCGCGATTCCGCCGGCGAAACCGACAAGGCTGTCAAAAAGATGGAAACATCCGGCGACCTTGCCCTTCGCAGGCTTAAAGGTCTGGGTATCGAGGCGGCGGACACCTTCGGCAGACAACTGCTGCCCGGCATCGCCGACGTTGCGAATATGCTGGTTGGCCCCGGCGTGGACAGCATTTCTGCCATGGACTCGGCTTTCTTCGATATGAAGGTTTCTGTCCTGGACTCTCTGGGGCAACTCGCGCTGGGGCTGAAGGCCATCATCAGTTTGCAGGGCCGCATAAAAACACTCAGTGAGAGCAATGATTTCGGAGCCTACGAGCTCGCGGCCAAGACTCTGAGATCACTTCTTCAGACTATCCCGATTTTTGGCCGTGCGGTTGATGAGTCTCTTTTCGGCGATGCCACCATCGCCCAGCTCAATGAAGGCCGGCAGACGCTTGATGATTTCTCTACTGCGATGGCCGAAGGCAGCGAAAAAACGAGAAGAGCCAAGGCCGCTGCCATAACGCATGCAAAGGCAGTGAAGGATGAGGTTGCCTCGATACTTTCCGGCAATGCCGCCCTGCGTGGACGGGCAAAGGCGCTTGCTGCGGTTGTCAAATCGGCAAATGCAGCTGCGGTGTCCACAAAGAAACTGGATGATGCCAATAAAAAGCTGGCTCAGGGGATTGTCAGGTCTCTTGCCACTGCCGAGGAAAGGCATATTGCCGCCCTGCAAAAGATCGCAGACCTTGGCCCGGAGGCATTTGGCGGCATGAAAGAATACGAGCAGGCCATCCGGCGGACGGAAGCGGCCTATGAAAAACTGAACAAGATAACGGAGGCGTCAACCAGGCTGGCGCGCGATTTCGGCGATGCTTTTTCTTCCTCTTTCGAGGAGGCGATCATCGGAGGCAACAAATTCAGCGATGTGCTGAAGGGGCTTGCCCAGGATGTGCTCCGCCTGTTTGTGCGTGAGACGGTTTCCAGGCCTCTGGCGACAGGTCTCACCAGCATATTCTCCGGCATCAATTTCGGTGCGCTGTTCGGGTTTGCCGAGGGCGGCCGGCCTCCGGTCGGCGTGCCGTCGATTGTCGGTGAGCGTGGCCCTGAGCTGTTCGTCCCGGATCGCTCCGGCACAATCGTACCGAATAACCGGATGGGTGGTGATGGGCCGGTTACGATCATCAACCACATTGATGCGCGTGGTGCGACGATGGATGTCGCTCCGATCATCGAGGTGGCTGCCAGCCGTGGTGCGCACCAGGGGTATGCCCTGGCGCTCGAAGACGCACGCACTCGCGGGCCGCTGGCAATGGCGCTGGCGTGACTACATACGCCTGGCCATCTTCGATATCACCTGCCCGCACTGAATGGCGGCTGATACACAATACGCGCGCCCATCGCTCGCCTTATACCGGCGATGTGCAGACCGATGAAAAGCCCGGCGCGCGCTGGCATGTGGCCATCACCCTGCCGATCATGCAAGAGGACGATGCCCGTCTGCTCATCGCATTTCTTGACCGTCAGCGCGGCATGGCGAACCGATTCACGCTGCACGATCAGGCCCTGCCGACGCCGCGCGGCGTGGCGACCGGAACGCCGCTGGTCAAGGGCGCATCGCAGACAGGGGCCCGCCTGAATACGGACGGCTGGACGATATCGCAGACCGGCATTCTGAAGGTCGGCGATATGTTCGGCGTCAATGGCGAGTTGAAGAGGGTGGTTGTGGATGCCGACTCGGATGTCAACGGCGAGGCCACGCTAACCTTCGAGGCGGTGCTGCGTGCCAGCCCGGTCGACAATGCCGTGATCACCACGGCCTCGCCGACTGTGAGGTTGATGCTGGCCGATGATGCGCAGGCCAAGTTGCTGGCATCACCAGGCGTTGTTTACGGCGGCATCACGATTCAGGCCGAGGAGGCCTTCACATGAGCCGGTCGATGACGGCGGGGGCACTGACCGCACTAACGGCGGAGCATGCCGTTTATGGCTATGCCGTGGAGATGGATTTCACCTCCGGATTCGTGCGCGTGAACAGCACCCCGATGACACTGACCATCGACGGCAACAGCTTCACCGGCCTGGGCGACCTTGGTGACATCTCGCCGCTGAGCGAAGGGCTGGACTTGCAGGCGCGCGGCGTGAGGCTGGGGCTTTCCGGCGTGCCATCATCAATGCGCGCTATTGCGCTCGGCGAGCATTATCAGGGCCGCTCGGCAAAGATATGGAGCTGCCTGTTCGACTCGGATCACAAGCTCATTGCCGACCCTATCGGCCCGTGGCGCTACAAAATGGACACGATGGAGATCGTCGGCCAGGGCGAGGATGATGATTTCTCAAAGATCATCCTGTCCTGTGCCGACGAGATTGCCGGTTGGCGGACGGCGAAAACAAGTCGGTACACGGATGGTGAGCAGCAGGCGCGGCATCCTGGCGATAAGGGGCTGGAGTTCGTACCTTCCATGCAGGATTTCGTGTTCATCTGGGGCCGCGCATGAGGCGGGAGGACTGGCCGGAGAGGATGGTTGCCGCCATCGATGCGGCACGCAGCCAACCCTTTGTCTGGGGCGAGTCCGATTGTTGCCTGTTCGCCGCCGATGTGGTGCTGGCCATGACGGGCGAGGACTATGCGAAGGCATTCCGTGGCAAATACAAATCAGCCAGGGGGGCCCTCGGTGCACTGAAAAGGCATGGGCATGGCGATATTGAAAAGACGATGGACGGCATGTTTGAGCGCCGGTATCCGATGCGCGGCGATGTGGTGATGGCCGTGATCGATAATCAGCAGGCGCTGGGGATCTGTGTCGGTGCGGATGCGGCATTCAAGGGACCAGCCGGCGCATCCTTTCTATCCGTTGACGGCCTGATCGCCTGGGCGGTGGACTGATGCCTCCCATCTTAGCTCCTATCGCCATGGCACTGACCGCCGGAGCTTATACGGTCACAGCCGCATCACTAACTTCCTTCGTGGTCGGTACAGCGCTGTCAATTGGGGCTAGTTACGCACTTGGCCGCATCTTCCGCAAAAAGCCGCCGGCACAGGCCAGCCTCGCCCGGCAACTGGAGGACATCCAGCGCACGGTCCGCTCGCCGGTCGCAGAGAGGCAGATTATCTATGGCCGGGCGATGGTCTCCGGCCCGATTGCCTATGCCGAGCAGACCGGCTCGAACAAGGAATATCTGTGGCTGGCGCTTCCGCTGGCCGGCCATGAAATTGATGCGGTCGAAGAAGCCTGGCTGAATGACAAGCTCTCCACCGATCCTGCGATCTCGGCCTATGTCTCTTACTGGGTGCATCCCGGCACGGCCACGCAGTCCGCAGACGCCAACCTGATTGCAGCCTCGGCCGGCAAGTGGACGAGCGCGCATCAGCTCAAGGGCATCGCCTACCTGGTTGTCCGGCTGCAATTCAATGCCGATGCCTTCCCGACCGGCCTGCCGAACATCCGGGCGTTGTCGCGAGGCAAGAAGGTCTACGATCCGCGCACTGATACCACTGTGTGGAGTAACAACTGGGCCTTGTGCGTGCGCGACTGGATGCTGGATTCTGATTACGGTTGCGGATTGACCACTGCCGATATTGACGACGCCACGTTCATCGCTGCCGCGAATATTTCGGACGAGTCGGTGAGCGTGCCTTCCGGCAACCAGCCGCGCTACACCTGCGACGGCGTGGTGCTGGCCGGTTCGGCAGATCCGTGGACTATTCTGGAGAGCATGCTGACGGCAGGCGCAGGCTACGTGACGCGGCCGATGGGCCTCTGGGGGCTTTATGCCGGCGCGTACCGCACACCAACCGTGACATACAGCGAGAAGCATCTGCGGGCGCAGATTGCCGTGCGCCCGAGGCCGCAGCGCAGCGATCTGTTCAATGCGGTCAAAGGCACATTCGCGGATGCCTCCAATGGCCGCAAGGCGAACGATTTCCAGCCGCAAACGAATGCTACGTATGAAACGCAGGATGGCGGCTCGCGCATCTACAGGGACATCAACCTGCCCTGGACATCCGATCCGTATGCGGCGCAGCGCATTGCCAAGATCGTGCTGGAGAAATCCAGGCAGGGTATGACTGCAACCATGCCGATGAAGCGCGATGCCCTGCAGAATCTGCCTGGCGAGACTGTGCTGATCGACAATACCGACCTCGGCTGGTCGGCCAAGCCGTTCATGATCAGCGAATTGCTCTCCAATAATGATCTGACGGTTGATTATGCGCTGCAAGAAGAGGCCAGCGCCGTCTACGCCTGGGCCAGCGGCGATGCGACGACTGTTGACCCTGCACCGGATACGAACCTGCCCGATCCGTTCACGGTGGCAGCGCCGACCGGGTTTGCCCTGGCCAGCGGCACGGCGCAGCTCTATATCCGCCAGGACAAAACGGTTTTTTCCCGCATCAAGGCATCGTGGGCGGTGTCCGATCAGCACGTGACCAGCGGCGGCCGGATCGAGGTGCAGTACAAGCAAAGCGCCGACGCAACATGGGAGAATGCTCCGCAGCTGGACGGCGCTGCGACATTTATTCACATCCTCGATGTGCAGGACGGCGTTGCCTACGACGTGCGCGTGCGCGCGGTGAACAATATGGGCGTGCGCAGCTCCTGGGTGACCTCTTCAAGTCATACGGTGCTCGGCAAGACGGCCCGGCCATCAGACGTAAACACATTCATGCTGGATGGAAAGACGCTGTCCTGGAGCACGGTATCCGATTCAGACCTGGATGGCTACCGGCTGAGATATCAACCCGGACTGAACCGCGCCAGCGCATCCTGGGGCAACGCGCTGCCGATGCATGAGGGGCTTGTGCTGGTGTCGCCGTTCACGCCAGTGCGCTTTCCGGATGGTCAGGTGACCATCATGGTCAAGGCTGTGGATACCTCCGGCAACGAGAGCGAAAACGCTGCCGTTATCCAGACTGATCTCGGCGATCCCCTGGCGGACAATGTGGTATTCGAGATCGATCAGCATGCTGCCGGATTCGTCTCCGGAACCATCACAAACGGATCGGTGGATGGCGGCAGCGGCGATCTGATCGCCGACATCAGCGGCTCGCTGATATGGAATTCCGACGATACCGCTGATATGTGGCTGAGCGTCGCCGAGCCAATGTGGATAACTGTGTCATACGAAGAAATGCTTTTCGAGATCACTCTGACGAGCACCAATGCCGAGAATGTCAAAATGCTGATTTCCGAGATGATGGTCGGCGATATAACGCAGATCGAATATCGGCGGCAGGGACCGCAGGCCATGTGGCTGGAGCAATCAGCCAACCTTATATGGAACGCCGCCGGCACAACCCTGATGTGGGACATTCCGGACTATCAGCCGTGGCCTGGAGAAATCACCTCGAAATATGAGCCATACGATTTCCGCTTCAAGACCGGCTTCGGGAAGGTCCAGGGGCGCATCTCGGCGCTTAAATTCCAGTGGGATTTCCCAGACATAGTGGAAAAAATGAACGATCAGGCCATCGCCCTCGGCGGTACGTGGCTTTATCCATCGAAAGCATTCGCCGCCATCCAGAATGTGGGCCTGACCCTGCAGGACGACGGCGGCTCGGCTATCTCGGCGCGGGTTGATTCAAAGCTCTACTGGGCCGTGCTGGTGCAGTGCTTCGACTCGAACGACGCGCAGACCACCGGCTCGGTCGATGCAACGATACAAGGCTATTAACAGGAGGAACACATGACAGCAATTCCAGCAAAATCAGTAATGACCGGCCCCTCGGTTACCGAGGGCGGCTTCAAGACACAACTTGACAATCTGCTCGACGCCCTCTTCGAGCAGGCGCAATGGTGCGAAACGGTGGGCGGCACGGCGGACGCCATCATGGCCTCGTCCGACAACACCCCTGCGGCGCTGGTTGACGGCCTGCTCTGCGCTTTTTTCGCTTCCGGCGCGAACGCCTCGGCCACGCCAACGCTGGACTTCGATTCGCTGACTGCGAAAACCATCGTCCAGGGCGCAAATATGGCGCTGATTGCCGGGGATATTCCAGGCGCTAATGCCGCTGTGCTCTGCAAATTCAACACCACGCTCGACAAATGGGTGTTGCTGAATCCTGCCGGCGGCAGAATCAAAGTCGGCTCGTTCACACGCGACCTGACGCTGGCATCAGGTAATCAGGTTGTTTCGGGCGTCGGATTCCCGCTCAAGGGGGTTGCTTTCATCGCCTGTGTAGATAATACAGTGGGCATGTTTTCGGTCGGATTCGATGATGGCGCTGCGCCCGTAGCGATTGCAGACCTTTCATCCGACATATTAAATGCCTGGCTGGCAAATGCATCTCGGTCAATTGCACTTTATGAGAACGGCGGCTCGATCTATTCGGTCGGGAAAGTAACCGCAGTCGGGAACGATGATTTCACTGTCGCGTGGATTAAAGCGGCAGGGTCGCCGTCTGGCACGGCGATCATTCAATACTTGGCATGGGGGTAAATAGAAATGTTAATTTTCAGAAATGACAAAGGGCGAATCAGAGAGGGCGGCAATCAAGAGGCCAAGCCCGGAGATTTTGAATACCTGACAAAAGACTACGGCATTAAAGGGGCTGAAGAAGACGTTACCGATGCCGAATATCACAAATTGATGGCTGAACAGAACGCAGCCGACGAGGCAGAGACTCGTGCTCGTGATCCATATGCCGTTAAACGCGCAAGGGCTTATCCTTCCCCGCTCATTTTAGCAGACGCCGAGGTGAAACTGGCTAGTGGCGATACTGACCTTCTTGCCGAGGGTAAGGCGCAGAAAGCAAAATACGTTTTGGATTGCCTAGCCGTTAAAGCGGCCTTCCCGAAAAGATGAAGTGCGCGTTTAATCGCACCACGGCTGGCGTGCGCCGCCGTGATATTCCCGCGCCAGTCCGGCTTCGATCAGGGCCGGGCCGATGAATCCCTTGCCTGGTATCTCGATGCGTCCCAGGGCGCGGCCTGCGTACTTGCCGTGCCGCACGCTGTGCAGCCGCACGGTGCTCGCCTCGCCGATGAATTGATTGGTGAAATCAGAGGCCTGGCGGGCCAGCGCCTTTTCGCATTCCGGGGATCCCCGCTTCTCCGGCGTGTTCACGCCATCCAGCCTCAAATTGATGCGCTGCGTGAGCTGCGGCCATACATGCACATCCAGTTCAATCGTGTCTCCATCGATCACGCGCACCACGTCGGCATCATAAGGCCCGAAGGTCTCTGCTGACCAGGCGGTCAAGGGCAACAGGATGATGGCAAGGCATCCAGCTATGCCCGGTCGAAGAAGTAGCCGCACTGCCCGCACTTCCACACCTTGGATTTTTTGAATCCAAGCCCAAGGGATACCAGCATGAGCAATATCCCCAATCGGGAAGACGAACAGCAGGTACAGCCCGACGAAGAAAAGGATGACGCCGACCACCTGCATGCCCATGTTGCTTTCCGACCTCGATGCCCGCCGCATCACGCCGTTGCAGTGCTTGCAGTTGATTGTTTCCATCTTCCCGCTCCATTTCGACCGATCGGCGGCATCTTCAATCTCTACCCCGCCCATTCCCTATTCTCCTTTAGCTATATCATCAGCAATGGCTTCCAGCGTTACCCGACGGATAGTGTCAGCCTTTTGCCTGCGCACGGCAACATCGTATGGTCCATGCTTTTCTTCCATGGCTCCGATCACCTGATCGACAACATCATCGACGAATGCCGGATTGATCTGTGCGTCAGCCGTATTTTTCATCGTATTTTTCCTGCCACCGCATCTGTCTTTCCTCATACCGTTCTTCCTTTGAGTCGAAGGCTTCCTCCGCCTTCTCTTTCCTTGACTCTGCCGCCTCCAGTTTCTTTCTGGCGGAGCTGAGCTTTTTGTTCAGGGCGGCCATCTGTTTTTCTACATCAGCGCCGGGCGTTTCCTTCAGGTCTTCAATCTCGCCCTCGATTTCATCCACATCCGCTTCCAGTTCAAACTGCTGCTGATCGAGCGTCTCGACCTTTTTCTCGCTTGCCTTCCGTGCCGCCTCCCATTTGCCGTCAAACGCCCTGATCTGTCCGCCCTCTCGCTCGATGGAAATGTCCACCTCAAGCTTGCAGAACGGGCATGATCCATCTGCCAGCAGATCGTGATCCTGCCTGTATGCCAATGCGCCATCCCGGTCTGACATGTCGAGCTTGGCGCCCATATTCACACCGCACATCGGGCAGTCGAATGTCACCATCTTTTTTTTGAATAGTCCGAACATGCCTGCCCTACCCCTCGTTTCCGGCTTTCAGTAGGTCTGCATGATAAACCGCGTTTGATATTGTCAGCTTCCTGTACCCGGCCATTTTTTGTTTTTTCTCAAGATCGCTGAGCGATGGGTCTGCATTGGTCTGTTTCACAAGCACATGGACGATGAGCCTCAGCATTGCAGGGTCCATGCGTATTGTTATGGCTACGTGCGCCAACGCGCCCTGCATAGCCTGAAGCGCGCGGCGCTGGTCCCCCTCCGGCAATAAGTTTAGAACTTCCAGAGCCTGCTCTGATACTGCTGATGCGATGTATTCGGTAGACGGCTCCCTTGCTTCTGTTTGGGCATCTGCCTGGTTTGTGTGCATCGGCCCATTTCCATGGAGCAACCATTCAGGCCTGATGTCCAGCCTTTTGCAAACAGCGAGAAGATTGTTCCCTTCGATGGTCTTCACTTGTCCGCTTTCGATCTGTGTGATGGTTACACGGCTCATGCCGACGTCTTCAGCCAGCCGCTCCTGAGATATGCTGTTCGCTGCCTTCCTGGCCTTTCTGAGGCGGTCTCCAAGCATCATGTCGGGATGTTTACACTTTTCCATGTAAAGGTGTTGACAAATTGTGTAAACATCTTTACGGTAGCGGCATGACTAAAGCTGATGCGGTGAAAATCTTCGGTGATGTGGCCTTGTTGGCTACTTCTCTCGGGCTTGGAAGGCATGCCATCTATATGTGGCCCGATGATCTTCCGCAGGCGTCGTCGGACAGGGTTCTGGGTGCCGCATGGAAGGCTGGAGGCGACATTGCGGAGCGTGCAAGGGCTTTCATCCAACCCGAGGCGCAGGCCGCATGACCGCCGCCCGGATTGCTCTGCTGTGCGCCATCGCGCTGGCGATTTCCGGATGTGTTTCACTGCGGGGTTCGCCGGCGGATGTCGGGGCATGGATGCCAGTGCCTGCAGGGCAGCTTGTGACAAGCCATATCATGGCTTGCGCCGGCGGCGAGGCGCGCGTGGAAACATTCACGAATGGCGTAACGATAACCGTCATCGGAACTGACCGGCCATGGATATCCCTGCTGACGAATGACGGCGCCGTGGTGCGCATGTATGCAGATACCGATGTCGATGGCCGCATTGATCGCACATGGGCCAGCCATGATTTCAATGCGCTTTTTTCAGAGATTATGTATTCGTGCCAGCCCATGGATGTGGACGCATGACCCCCGCCGAAACCTCGCCTTTTTTATCAAGCAAGACTTCAGGAGGTGCGAAATGCCTGTAAGATTCTGGATACCGAGAACCATCCCCGAGGCAGACCGAATCATCCGGCGCGACCTCGCCCACTCCGATCTGATCCACGCCAGGCGCAAGATGTCTCTGGCCGTTCGCTCCGGAAATTTCCTCGCCATATACCATGCCAGGCGCGCATTAAAGCGCGCCAAGGGCAGGTTCGATGCATGGGAAGAGTCCGTGGCCGAGGCAGTGGCTGCGTGACTGTGGGGAATATGAGCGCCTTTCATGCCGAGCATTTTGCCGCGACATATTCCGGATCGTCTATCAGTGCATCGTTTGAGGATTCACATGCTGTCCGTTGAGCATCGCCGCATCTGGACGCGCATCCTGAACGCATATCACGACTCTGTGGTCTATGTGAAAGGCGTGGAGCGGCGCGACCGGAACGGCAAGCCGATCTGCCCGCTCGGGCTTAAAGAGGCTGCGAAAATCGCCGGGCTGAACCCTTCCGACATGAGCAACAGGCTCAACATCAATATGCCGGAGCATCGCCCGACGCTTGAGGGCTTCGTGCTGCATCTGCTGGAAGGCATGGACATGGCCACCTTGGATGAGATCGAGCGCGCCAACGGGCGCGTGGCTATCCGCATGCCGGACATTGAAGGCCATGACGATCTTCAGAATGAGTTGGCCACGGCCATGCGCGAGTTCGGCGATGTCGGCAGCGCCTTTGCCGATGCGCTTGATGAGAGGTCTGTTGGCGGCAAAGGCATCACCAGGCGTGAAGTCCTGAAAATCCACAAGGAAATCGACGAGGCCGTCGGCGCGCTTTATGAGTTGCTGGCTGCCGCCGAGGAGATGGCGAAGTGACCGTGCATCGGGCGAACACGATTGACTGGCCGAATGGCGCGCTGGTGATCCACGACCGTGACGAGAAAGCCCAGCGCATGGTGCGCATTGTAATCGGCGTGCGCTATGATGGGAAGATTCGCACGCGCTATGCGCATCCGCATCTCTTGCCGCCGATCTGGCGTAAACGCATCATGCACGACCGCAGGGAAACCCTGCATCATCCGTGGCGCTTCCGCCTCAGCTGCAAAAAGAGCATCGCGGCATGACGGCCAGTTCAGCCCGGCGCCGACAAAAGAAGCGGATGCAGAAAGTCACGCTGGGCGAGATGGCGCAGGCGACGTTTCAGGGCGTTCGCCAGTTGCCGTTCCGGCATCGAATTGGTATCGCATGGAATCTGATCGACACATCGCCGCGCCTTACGTGGCGCGCGCTGATGTTCTGGCGGCCGGTATGCTGATGCGGTTCTGGAATATGATAAGCGCGCGGCATCCGAGTCTACTCAAGCGCAGGAATGGTCAACCGACGCTGCGAAACATCGAAATGCTGCGCACCCGACCAGCCGAGCGCATGTCCGATGCCGAGCTGACGCGACTGACGGATAAATGGATGCGTCTGCGCCTGCAGGATCGCGGAGTTTCCCTGGCCATGTTCCTGGAGCATCCGGATTTTTATCTCAAGGCTAAAGCGGCAATGAAGAAGACTCACCACAGAGGCACTAAGGCACAATCGCCGCGCCTTACGTGGCGCGCGCTGATGTTCTGGCGGCCGGTATGCTGATGCGGTTCTGGAATATAGGAAAGCGGCATGAGTGGATGCAATATGAATGACCCTCTGTCCATTGTTCATAGTCAAATCAGCGCCATGAAGCTGCAGCGGGATCTGGGACGGTGGTCTGACGCTACATTCGGCTACGGCCGCTCGCCTGACGGTTGTATCGCGCACTTGGCGGCTGAGGTGCAGGAGTTGCGAGCCCAGCCACACGACCTCACTGAATACGCAGACTGCATGTTGCTGCTCCTGGATGCAGCCCGTTTGGCCGGTCACACAAGCGCTGATCTTATCTCGGGCTGTTTCACCAAACTCGAAATCTGTAAGGCGCGCAAGTGGGGGAAGCCCAACGCGGAAGGGGTTGTCGAGCACATCCGCGACGATGATGAGTTATGCTGATGCGGCTCTGGAATATGATCAGCAGGCGCAGGAATGGTCAACCGACGCTGCGAAACATCGAAATGCTGCATACCCGGCCGGCCGGGCGCATGTCCGATGCCGAACTGACACGCCTTACCGAGAAGTGGATGCGTCTGCGCTTGCAGGATCAGGGCGTCTCCCTGGCCATGTTCCTGGAGCATCCGGATTTCTATCTCAAGGATAAAGCGGCATGAACGACATATCCATTGTAACTGATAAACGCGCAATCAGGCGCGCGTTGGC